CCATGTGACGCCGCTCACCGCCTTGCATCAGCAGATCCTACACCTGCTCGACTTTCCAATGGAGATCTACACTCGACTATGCGACTAATTCCCGAAACCAGCAGGGAAAATGGCCGAACCATGAGGTCAAGAATAGAGCTTTGACAAAGACAGCCTAGTGCCAGAAGGGCCGCCATGAAGGTTATGTATATTGACATACTGCATAACTTGTGCTATAGTGACAACGTCACCCAGAACGCGCCCGCATGGAGGAGACAATCTCATGGCAACCTGGACAACGTCGGGGCACGGAGGCAACCAGTACGGGATGCCCACGCGCCCGCTGCTGGGTACAGCAGGGGACGACGCCGGTATCATCGGCCTGGCCCACCACTTGGCCAGCGCGGCATTCCAGCATGGCGATGGCTGGGGCTGGGACGAGGCTGCCCCAACGTCGGACGCCTGGGACTATGCCCACGACGTCGTGCTGCGCGAACACGAGGGCCTGCTCTTTGCCGACGTCGAGTTTTTCGGCAATGCCCCCGACGAGGGGCGCGCCCTCGTGACCGCCCGCGCCACCGTCACCTGCAAGCCAGGCTGCCCCTACACCGCAAGCCTGGTGCTGGACGTGCATCACGCCGACGGCTCCATCACGCGCTTCTACGGCCCGCTGGTCAATCCCACCGTGACCACCGAGCAATGCCACTCGATCTACCACGCGGCCCTCGATCCCGACATGCTGGCCGTCGTCGTGGCCCGTATCCAGGAGGTGGTCGCCGAGATGGGAGGCTGACCGCCCTCTCTTGCGCCCCCGTGTGCATGATAGCCTGCAACGTGCTATAGTGGCTGCATACGGAGGTGGCAATGCCCAAACCCAGGCGCGAGTTCCTGCACTTTGGCAATGCGGACAGGCTCTGCGAGTACGTCGCGGAGCAGTACGGCGACACCGTGATCCTGAGCTTTTCCGGCGGCAAGGACTCGCTGGCGTGCTGGCTTCAGCTACGCAGGTTTTTCAAGCGCATTATCCCCGTCTACGGCTACCACATCCCTGACCTGGAGGTCGTCGAGCGCGGCCTAACCTACTATGAGGAGTTCTTTCGCACCCCGATCATCAGGATGCCCAATCCCGCGCTGTGGGACTGGTGGTACAACTTTACCTATCAGGCGCCGCGCAACTTGCAGCCGCTCATGCAGCGCGGCGACTTTCGCTATTCGTGGGACGATCTGTTCGACGCAGTCAAGTATCACATGCGCCTGCCCGACAGGACCCACACCGCTATCGGCGTGCGGATGGCCGACTCGCCTAACCGGCGCACCTCGATCTTGCGGTACGGCGCGATCAACTCCGACCGCAGCACGTTCTACCCCTGCTACGACTGGAACAAGGCCGACATTTTGACAGCGTTCGTTACGGCGGGCGTGCGGATGTCGCCAGAGTACACTGTGTTTGGGCGCACCTTTGATGGCCTGGACTATCGCTTCCTGGGGCCGCTCAAGGAGCGCTACCCCAAGGACTATGCGCGGGTGCTGGAGATGTACCCGCTGGCCGAGGCCGTGATGCTACGACACGAGATGCTGGAGGCGCACTATGGATGACCTGCTATCGCTAGGCGACGACGCCCTATCACTGGATGACGGCGGCCTTACGATGGATGGACTCGACGACTCCCTGCTGCGGCTGGGCTTGGACAGGGCGGGGCCTGAGAACCTGCCCGCGAACAGCCGCTTCCAGGACAAGGCCCTCGAACCCCCCCGTGGCGCGGAGTACGCGCAGAGCGAGGCCAAAGAGGAGATCAACGAGGTACTGGAGGCTTTTCGCGCACGAGCGCGTAACGAGAACGAGCGCTTCGATGCGGTGAACGACGCCGCGTTTTACTTTGTGGTCTACTTCCCCAGCGAGGCATTCAAGCGCGAGTTCCTGGCGCGCAAGGGCTGGGACACGTCCAACGGCGAGGTGTTCCTGGATGGCCTGCGTATCGCCGAGCATGATGGCATCGTGCTAGAAACCACCATGCCGCCGCTGGACAAGACGCAGCGCCTCGATGCGGACTTTGCCCTCCTTGCCCTGGGTAACGGACGGCCCGTCACCAAGCGCCACATTGACGACGACGCCTGAGTGTACTCAGGGCCGACGCCTGGGAATTCCCAGGCGTTAACTCAGGCGGGTACGGTTGCGCGTTCCTGATCTTTGTGCTATAATACGTAAAGTGTAACAACTCAGCTTTCGGGGAGACGAGCGCCCCCTGGTATCTGTCGCAAGACGGGCACCAGGGGGCGCTTTTTTATTGTCTCAATCAAGAAGGAAGGAGAACGCAGCCCATGCCCCTCATCTCCCGCATCCGCCGTGGCGCGAACCGTGTCGGCAACTTCATCCGCGGTGCTGTCCAGAGTGTGCGGAACCGTCTCACGGGCGCCCGCCCCCGCAACACGACCTACGCATAGCAGCCTCTCCTGAGCACGCTCAGGCGGCGGCCCATCGCGGACTCGCGCAGACTAACCCATAAAGGCTTTTACGCTTCATGCACCAGCCCAACCCCGGCGAACCAAAAAAGGTGGAACTGATCCGCCGCAGAGCCGACGCCCTCAAGCTACGGATGAAGGGCGCGACCTACGCGCAGATCGCAGCCACACTTACCGCAGAATATGCGAAAGCCGAGCTATCGCTGCCCCCCAAGTATGGCAAAGTGGCGGCGTGGACGGACGTCATGGCGGCATTGAAGGAAGCCAAAGAAAAGCTGAGCGAGTCCGCGGCGCTGGCCCTTGAGATGGAGCTCCTCCGCCTCGACCAACTGATGCTGCCCTACTACACCAGGGCGCAGAACGGCGACTATGCCGCGCTCGACCGCGTGTTGAGCATCATTGACCGGCGAGCGCGGCTCCTCGGCTTGGTGTCGCAGCCCAGCGTGGCGGTGAATGCGACGGCGACCACCGACGACGCCGGCAACGTGACGGCGGGCGTCTCGGTCAACGTCTGGCTGCCCGACAACGGGCGTGGCGATTCTAGCCTTGAGGCGGTGACGCTGCCGGAGGACATCGCGGCCCAGATCGGCCAGCCCATCGGCGACGACCAGCCCATCGCCGCGACGCTGGACAATGACGACCAAGTCAGCACCTAGGCGCGGCCTCGGCGTCTGCCTTGCGCCGCAGCCTGGGCCGCAGACCGTGGCGCTGGCCAGCAAGGCCGACATTGTGATCTTCGGCGGCGCGGCGGGCGGCGGCAAGACTTACGGCCTGCTGCTGGAACCATTGAGGCACATCGGCACCAAAGGCTTCGGCGCGGTCATTTTCCGGCGCACCTACTCCCAGGTGGCGCAACAGGGCGGCCTGTGGGACGAGACCTTCAACATCTACACCCACGTCGGCGGCACGGCGCACAAGGGCGCGTTTACGTGGAACTGGCCCGCTGGCGCGGAGGTGCGCTTCGGCCACCTGAACCTGGAACAGACCAAGTACGATTATCAGGGCGCGCAGATTGCCCTGATGGGATTCGACGAGCTGACCCACTTCTCCGAGTCCCAGTTCTTTTACATGCTGTCGCGTAACCGTTCGATCTGCGGCGTCAAGCCCTACGTGCGCTGCACCTGCAACCCCGACCCCGACTCGTGGGTAGCGACGTTCCTGGAGTGGTGGATTGACCAGGAGACCGGCTACCCCTTGCCAGAGCGGGCGGGCGTGGTGCGCTACTTTGTGCGCGACGGCAACGACCTGGCCTGGGGCGACGACCCCAGGGAGCTTGAGGCCCAGGTGAACACGCCGGGAGTGATTGCCAAGAGCGCCTGCTTTGTGCCCAGCAAGGTCTATGACAACAAGATTCTCATGGCCCGCGACCCTGGGTACATCGCCAACCTCATGTCGCTGCCCCTGGTGGAGCGCGATCAGCTCCTCGGCGGCAACTGGAAGATTCGTGTGTCGGCGGGCCGGCTGTTCAATCGCGGCTGGTTCGAGATCGTGCAGCCGGAGACGGTGCCCAAGGGCGGCGTAGCGGTGCGGTTCGCGGACTTTGCGGCGACGGCCAGGAGCATGACACGGCGCGACCCCGACTATACGGCGGCGGTCAAGATGATCTACGTCAACGATACCTGGTACGTGGCCGACGTGATCGCGGGCCAGTGGGCAGCGCTGGACGCCGAGAAGACGGTGCAGAGTCTGGCAAGACAGGACGCAATCATTGAGGCGGCCAACTATCGCCAGTTCATGTACCGCTGGGAAGAGGAGCCGGGGAGCGCCTCAATTCGGGACACGGCGCGGCAGATTCACGACATGCGGGGCCTGGACGCGGGCGGCCTGTCGGTCAATGGGCGGGGCGACAAGGTGACACGCGCCAAGCCTTTTGCCGCCCAGTGCGAGGCGGGCAACGTCAAGCTCGTCGCGGGGCCGTGGAACGAGATGTGGCTCAGCCACATGCACCACCAGCCCGAAGCGCCGCACGACGACGTGATGGACGCCTCCGTGGGGGCTTGGCTCCTTTCGATGAGCGGCAACGCGGGCATTGAAACTGGCAGCGTGGAGATGTTTACCCGATGAGTCTACTCTCGCAAGTCACCAACATGGACGCAAGCGCCGGGCACGTCAGCCGCTCGGTCAACGAGGCCAGGATACAGCGGCTCGTGCGCTACAACCTGCTCTGGGGCTATTACGAGAACACGATGTACGACGCCGAGGTGCTGGCGAAGGTGGACGCCAAAGCCGCCAAGCGCGCCCAAGAAGTGCTCTACAACTACATCAAGCCCGTGTTCAACGTCGTCTCGCGGGCCGTGTCGGTGGACGTTGGCTCGGTGCTGGCCGAACCGGTGCGCGTGATCTCCGACAACCCCAGGGTGGAGACGGCCATCGTGGACACCTGGAAGCGCAGCAAGCTACAGGCCAAGCTCAACCGCGTGGTGCGTTACGGCGCGGTCTATGGCGACGTGTTCCTGCGCCTCTACGACGAGACCAGCGGCTTTCCCAAGATCATGTTGCACCCGCCGACCGAGATGGACGTGGAGGTGGACCCGCACAACCCCGACCAGATCGAGAAGGCGATCCTGACCTACAACTTTTACGAGGGCGACGAGCGGCGCGACTATCGCATGGAGATCTCGCCCGACGCCTACCACACCTTCTTGGACGACAAGCCCTTCGCCTACCCAGGCTACGAGGCGGCGGAGTGGCCCAACACCCTGGGCCTCGTGCCCGTGGTGCCCTTGCGGCTGCTGGACTTTGGCGACGTCTACGGCGCGCCCACCTGCCATGCGGTGCTGCCCCAGCTTGACGCCATCAACGAGGTGGCGAGCCAGCTTGCCGAGATCGTCAGGATGCACGCTGACCCGCAACTGGTGGCCTATGGCATGGAAAAGAAGAACCTGAGCAAGGGCGCGACAGGCAAGGGTGAGGTGCCCATCTGGTACGTCAACGGCATGTCTCCCACCGGATTGCCGACGCGCCTAGAGTTTCTGGAATGGTCGGGCAACGTGGGCGGCGTGCGCGAGTTCCTCGACTTTACCAGCGCGGCGGTGCATGAGTCGCTGGCCGAGCTGCACCTCAAGGGCATTCGTGAAGGCGGCGCGCCGTCGGGCTACTCGGTGCGGCTGCAACTGACCGAGCTGCTCATCAAGATGCACGAGATGCGCCGCAACGCCATCGAGGGGCTGCGGCAGATCAACACCCTGGCGCTCTACGCCCAGGGGCTGGTTACGGACATCGAGGACGCGGAAGGCTCCAGCCACGAGATCACGGCGGGCGACATCCTGCCCCGTGACGAGCAGGCCGAGGCCGCGCTGGTCTACAGCGACTTGGAGGCCGAGCTGATTGACGACGAGGAGGCGCTCAAGCGCCGCCACTATGACAAGAAGGACGCCGACGCCATCCTGAAGCGGGTGCGGGAAGCCAAGAAGCAGCGCGACGAGGAGGCGGCTAAGCGGCTCGCCCCTGGCTATGGCAACTTTGTGGACTTGGAGGGCCAGACACCGCAACCAGCACGACAAGGAGCGCCGCAGTGACATTGACCTTCGGCTCGCTGTTCGCGGGGATAGGCGGCCTCGATCTGGGCCTGGAACGCGCCGGCTTTGAGTGTCGCTGGCAAGTCGAGATCAACCCCTTTGCGACCCAGGTGCTTGCGAAACACTGGCCCAACGTCGCCCGTTACGGCGACATCCACGACTGCAACGGAGGCAATCTTGAGCGCGTTGACCTTATCTGCGGAGGCTTCCCCTGTCAAGACGTCAGCACAGCGGGCCTCCAAAAGGGACTCAAAGAAGGCACCCGCACCGGCCTATGGATCGAATACGCTCGTGTCATTGGCGATCTTAGACCGCGAGTTGTGCTGGCGGAAAACGTCGCCGGACTGCGAAGCAGTAACCGAGGAGGAGACTTTGCCATCGTTCTACGAGACCTGGCCGCGCTCGGGTACGATGCTGAATGGGAGAGTGTACCAGCGGGCGCCCTTGGTGCGCCTCACCGACGTGATCGGGTGTTCGTCATCGCGTGGGATGCGCTTTCCCCTACCGACACCGACCGCCTCCGATGCGGGGGGCTGCGGGGAGACGACGGCGATTCGCGGCCTGAACTGGCTGGCCAAGTATTACTGGCCGACGCCGGTGGCCTACGACGCGACGCCGGGCGGGCCGGGCAATCACTACCACGGCCTGGGCTGGATGGCGAAGCACAAGTGGCAGTGGCCGACGCCGACGGCGCGGGACTGCAAGAGTCGCGGGGCTTCCGAAGGGCAGCGGCACTCACCTGGGCTGAACCACCTAGCGACTGGCGGGCGTGGTGGGCTGTTGAACCCAACATGGGTCGAGTGGCTGATGGCGTTCCCGCCAGGGTGGACAGATTGCGCGCCCTCGGAAACGCCGTTGTGCCCCACGTCGGCGAGTTCATCGGACACATCATCCACCGGCGACTGACGCAGGGCGGCCCGCTGACATGAGCACTCATGCAGGCTGACATACAGGTCATCCGCATCGTATGCGCCTTCCTTGCAATAGGCCTCGTGTTCTCGGCGGCTCTGGCGGCATTCTGCTGGGGGGCCAACTGGCTGCTGAACCGATGGAGATGATGCTCGCGGCGCTCGACTTGGTGCTCTGGTCGGCGGGCGTGATGCTGGCCCTGGGTGTCGTGGCGAGCGTGGTGGGCGGCGTGGTGTTGGTTGTCCTGGCGAGGTGGGCATGGCACCGATTCTAACACCAGAGGAACGTTACGACCGGCTCATCAACGAGGCGTGGTGGCGATTCCAGGCTGGCGACCGTGGGCGCATGGCGGCCATCGAGCGGCTGCTAGAGCGAGCCTCCAACGATCTTGCGGCGGAGATTCTACGGGCCAGCGGGCCAGACGGCAGAGTCAAGCGCCAGCACATGCTCGGCATTCAGGCGCGGCTGGCGAGGCCATGCACCAATTCGCCCAGGACTATACCCACGCGATTGACGGCCTGATCTCGGCCACCATCAGCGAGGCCTGGGACGGCCAACGCGCCGCCCTGGACGGCTACCTGGGCAACACGACCGCGAGTTTTCGGCTGGGCTATGTGACCCAGGACGTGGCCAACATGGTACACGAGCGCACGCTGGGCGGGCTGACCCTGAGCGAGCGCATCTGGCAACTTGACTGGGGCACGCGCAACCTACTTGAGCGCGACATTCTCAACTCGGTCATGCGGAACGAGTCGGCGGCGGACATGGCGCGGCGGGTGGAGCGGTATCTGCTGCCAGGCCGCGAGCTACCCAGAGACGTGCCGAGCCGGGCCTACTCAGGCCAACCCGCCGACGTGAGCTACAACGCCTATCGGCTGGCCCGCACCGAGATCAACCAGACCTACCACGCGGTCAGGCAGCGCAGCGACGTGGCCCTGGGCAACGGCGGACTGGCGCTGGGTTCGCGCTGGATTCTATCGCCCCAGCACACGGAGCGGATTCGGTCAAGCACCAGAGGGAACGCCAGCCGCGACATCTGCGACCGCTGGGCCGAGCGCGTGCCCGGCGACCCGACGCTGCCTGGGCAACCTGAACCTGGGGCCAGGGCCGAGCAAGTCCTGCTGAGCAAGCTGAGGCAGCGCGGCATCAATCCCAGGGGCGTCTACCTGCCGGGGATGACGCCCACCGACCACCCCAACGGACTCTGCCGCACCGGCACCGTGATGCTGGGACGCGACGAGATTCTGAGGCAGTTCGGATTCTGAGGAGGACGCGGTGGCAAAGAGCAGTAGGAAAACAGTGGAAACCACGGCGCGGCAGTACGCGGCGCAGTGCCTCATGTGCTGGATGACCGCAGCCATCGGCGTGCTGCGGACAGAGTACGGCTTTACGGCTGAACAAGCGAACGACTGGGCCAAAAAGGTCGGGGTGCTGGCCGCGGAGCAGGCTCATCGAGTCGCCGACCAGGACGGGACACAACCCGCAAAAGTGACTGGCAAAAAGGAGATCCGTGACTGACGCAGCGACGACCCGCCACATGCACACGCTCCCGCAGTACCCTGCGGCGCCGACCGATCCGCCCGATGGAGCGCCCGCCGCGCCGCCGCCCCAGGGTACTGGGGTGCCACCCACCGCCCCTCCGCCCGTACCGCCCACCGCGCCGCAACCACCTGCGACGGCGGCACCGTCTGCGGAGACGCTAAACACCGAGAGCGTGCCGGAGACGTGGAACGACGTGTTCAAGCATCCCCGGTTCGCGCAGCTCCTGGGCCGAGCCAAGTCCGCCGAGGACAAGCTGGCTGAGATCGCAGCGGCGAAAGAGGCCGCCGACGCGGAGACTGCGAAGCAAAAGGGCGAGTACGAAAAGCTCTACAACCAGGAGCGCGAAAAGGCCGCCGCGCTCCTGGTTGCGGGGCAAGCAGCGCGAGTCCAGATCGCCCTGCGCGACTATCTGCAAGCCGAAAAGCCAGAGTACGCGGCGCGGGCCAAGTGGATTGCGCCCTTCATCGGCGACCTCAAAGCCGACGCCAAGGACGAGGACGTTGCGGCAGCGGTCAAGGCGGCGGCGGACGCCTGGATTGAGGCCAACCCCGTCACCGTCGCGCCCAAAGTGCCCGGCGGCCCTGGCAACCACGCTCCGCGGAGCAACGGGGGCACCAAGCCGAACGACGACGAGCGCCGCGCCCAGTCGTACCGCCCCCGCCTGTAGCAGCCGCAGTGTACTGCGGATTCCACTTACCATAACGAAGGAGTGAGACATCATGGCTAACCTGACCATCGTCGCGGCTCGCGTGGCCGTGGCCCAGAGCATCGAGCAGGCCACCCGACCCTGTGGCGAGGCTATCGTCGCGGGCCAGTACATCCGCCCCAACACCACGACCGGCAAGTGGGAACTGGGCAACGCCACCAATGCGGGCGAAGTGGGCCAGCGGGGGGCGATTGCCACCAAGAGCGTCGCCATCGGTGAGGCGCTGACCGGTCTCTACAAGGGCCTCATGGACGTGGGCGACGCGCTGACCGCCGACGCCTACGACGCCCCGATCTACCTGTCGGACACCGACGGCACCCTGGCGCAGGGCGCTGGCACCGTATCCAAGGTTGTCGGCACCGTGCAGGGCGTGTTCACCAACGGCAGCGGCGTGGCCGACAAGCTCCTGCTCGTCAACCTGTAGAACGCATCGGCAGTACTCTGCCGCGCCGCCGCACCCTAAACCGTAACATGGAAGGAGTCCCGCTACATGGCTAACAACACCTGGGCCTATGGCTTTGTCGAGTATCGCCATCAGGCCGCCGAGCACATCAACACCGTGGGCGTTGACCGCATCTGGACGGCGATCCAGGAAAGCGCCGCCGAGCACACCCGCTTCATCAATGAGCTGATGAGCGCGATGGTCGTGCGGACGACCGATCATCAGCGCCGCTACATGCTCCCCGGCAGCCACACCCTGCAGCCCCTGGACGACAAGGGCAACCCCATCCCGGTGCGGCCTTCCGGCTACTATGACATCGCCTTCCCCATTCAAGGGGCGGGCACGGCCTGGGGCGACGACCGCGTCTCCCGCGCAAAGATGACCGTGGATGAGGCCAATAGGAACACCGTGGCCGCGCAGCAGGCCGACGCCGACTGGATGCGCCGTCACATCATGGCCGCGCTGTTCAACGATAGCGAGTGGACGTACACCGACCCGCGCTGGGGCGCGCTGACCGTCAAGCCCCTGGCCAACGGCGACGCGGTGACGTATGTGCGTAAGGGCGGCGTGACCGCCACCGACACCCACTATCTGGCCCAGGCCGCCGCGATCTCCAACGCGGCCAACCCCTTTGAGACGATCTACGACGAGCTGATGGAGCACCCCTCCAACGGCGACGGCGACGTGGTGGTCTACGTGGCGACGAGCCTCAAGGCCAGCATCAAGTCGCTGACCGCGTTCGTGGAAGTGGACGACGCCGACGTGCAGAAGGGGGCCAACTCCGACAGCCTCGTCGCGCCGATTCGCCCCGGCTTTGGCGACACCGTGCTGGGCAAGGTTGACCGGTGCTGGATTGTAGAGTGGAAGGCCCTGCCCGCGGACTATATGTTCGCCCACGCCGTTGACGGCGGCCCCGTGTTGACCATGCGCGAGCACGCGGAGGGCGAGCTTCAGGGCTTTTACCCTGAGCGGTTCGACGCCGACGGCAACACGATGGGCACGCGGATGCTCCGCATGTGCGGCTTTGGCGTCCACAACCGCGTCGGCGCGCTCTGCTACTATGTCGGCGGCGCGGCCTGGGTAGACCCCACCGAGTTCGCCACGCTGCCTCTGGCGGTCTAGTTCGTAACCTTGAGGGGGGCGGGTGCCGCAGACCCTTGCGCGCCCCCTCCTCCCTCTGACAAGGAGCCAACATGCGGAACAGATTCACCTCCTACATGCTCATCGCCGTTGCGCTGGCGCTGCTGGTGGTCGTAACGCCGGTGAACGCGGGCAAGGAACGGCTCAACTGGGCCATCGTGGACAAGCTGACCGTGCTAGTGGGCGGGGCGTGGTTCCAGGGCGACCTGGACATGGGCACCCACGACATCACCTCGGCGGGCGCCGTGGCCGCCGACTCGGTGCAGGCGGGCCAAGTCACGGCCCCCATCGTCATGGCCACGGCGGTTGCGTCGGCTGACGTCACCGCGGATCGCGTCACCGCCGACTATCTGGTGGGGCGCTCGGTCATGCTGCGGTATCAGGACGTCAAGGACGACACGGGCGGCAACGTGTTCACCGCGGCTGAGATCACCGCGGGCACGACGGTCATTACCGAGAGCCTGACCAGCCCCGACTATCCGCGCAACGTCGTGGTAGTGCTGGCCTCCGCCGCGCAGCGGGCGGCGGGCACCGTGCAGATTGACGGCATCACGCCCCTGGGCGTGGCGGACTTTGAGAGCCTGACGATGACCGCCATCACGGACACCCAGACCCTGACGGGTTCGCGGCCCTGGGCGACGATAACCAGCATCACGATTCCTGAGCAGACCGGCGCCATCACCATGACCGTGAGCCTGGGCAAAAAGTTCGGCGTGGGCAAGGCGCTGGTGGCCGGGGCGGACGTGTTCGCGGTACTTCAGAACGGCGCGGTCGTGGCGGCCACGGTAGTGCCGGAAGTCGGCTCGGTCGAGGTGTCGGGCGTGACGGCCAACGACGACCTGACCATCTGGTACAAGGAGTAAGCGCGACATGCACATCTCTACACTGGCGGCAAAGGACGAGATCGCCCAGGGGCGCATCGTCGCGGCTGTGCGGGGCATCGCTGCGGCCACGGGCCTGGACGTGACCGTTGAGCAGGCCGAGACCCGCAAGCAGCCCGCGGTGGCGGCCATGCAGCAGCGGGAGCAGATCGCCGACGCGCTAGAGGCGATCCTGGCCCACCTGATGCAGCCTGCGGCGGGGACGCTCGAAGAGGCCATCGTTGAGGTAAAGCCGCGAGGGCGCAAGTCCTAATCATGGGGTCAGGCGGCGCGTACCCTCCTCAGCGCGTCGCCGCCCCACCCTTCCCTGGGGGGTGCGTATGGCAATGACTGACCTGCAATGGATACGGTACAAACTGCCCGGCGGCGTGACCGACATCGCCGACGCGGTCGTGCTGGCGTTCCTGGACGAGTACACCGACAGGCCCACCGAGTCGGCGCGCAAGCTGGCCCTGGCCGACTGCTACGAATACGCGGCGCGCAACGTGACCTACCAGAGCCAGTCGCGGGGCGGGATCTCCTACGGGGCCTCGCGGCTCCTGGCGGACGCGGCGCGGCTGCGGGGCGAGGTGGGGGCCACGATTGACGACTCGGCGCGGCTGACCAACGACGCCTACACCGAGGAGGCGCTCTAGTGGCCTGGCTGACCGACACCGAGACCCTGACGATCATCGCGCCTGGGTTCACGACCACCGTTGACCCCGTGACCGGCGTCACCCGCGCCGTGCCCAACGCCTCGGTGCAGGTATCGGGCGTGGACGTTCAGCCGGCGGCCGGCGGCGGCAACCTTGTCCCGGAGGCGTTCAAGGAGTCTGCCAGCTTCACGGCGTTCGTGGACTGCCTGGGCGCTGACGCGGCGACCCTGCGCGGCTACTTTACGGCCGGTCGCATTGTCGAGCGGGCCAACGGCGACAGGTTCACGGTGCTGCACGTCGCGGACTGGGGCTTTCACCTGACCCTGGTACTGGGCGGGTAGGGGTGGCGGGCCAGGAGGCGCTCAAGGCTTTGTTCAACGCCGAGCACGAGCGGCGTGTAGCGGCGACGGAGGCCATCCTGACGTGGTGGGCCAAGTCGGAGGGTGGGCTGGCGACCACGGCCCAGAACGACGCCAAGTGGATTGACCGCACGGGCAATGCGCGGGCCTCCATTGAGGCGTTTGTAGAGGCACTGACCGAGAGCGAGGGCTTCCGCCTCATTCTCAAGGCGGGCGGGCCGCCGCCCTACAGCGTGTTCCTTGAGTTGGCGATGGCGGGCCGTTACGCGGTCTTGTGGCCCACCTTGGAGCGATATTCGGAGCAGATCATCGGCGACCTGAAGCGCATCTGGGGAGGGGCCTAATGCCCATCGTATCACCGGCAAAGGCGCAGATCATCACAAAGGCCACTGGGTCGGCGACGCTCAAGGCGCTGCTGGCGGGCGGAGCGCAGAACGGACATCTGAGCGTGTTTCCCCAGGCCATCGTCGAGCCGACCGCGACCACCGCCGCGCCCTTTATCGTGCTGCGGATGGGCAGCAACGTGGCGGTTGACCGGTTCCTGCAGCGCCTGACCTGGACTTGGTACGTCTACGCGGAGCCTTACGACCAGTATTGGAGCATTGACCCCATCGTGCGGGTGCTGCGCGACCTTTACGACGGCATGGCGCTGACCCACGACGGCGACGCCTGGGGTGTCGCAGAGTACACCTCGACCAGCGACGAGCTGGCCGACGACGCCTGGGGCAAGCGGTTCAAGTTTGCGCGGTTCCAAGTGTTGCACATCTAGGAAGGAGTTGTGAGCATGTCCTACAAGTTTATGGGTTACGGCGAGGGCAAGCTGCTGTATGCCATCCCCGCGGTGCCGGAGGTGTTGGAGCCACCGACCCCCGCGGTGCCCGCCAGCATCGGCGAGTTGGCCATTCCCTACGGCAACGGCTTCACCCTGACCGAGGCGCACGAGACCATGACCTGGGAGGGCGACGACGCGCTTGACGAGGTGTTCTTCGCCCAGGTTATCAGCGGCACGCTGACCTGGGACAAGTACGAGTCGGAGCTACTGGAGAAGGTCTTTGGCAAGACGGCCATCACCGCGGGCATCCCCGCCGCCGAGGCGGAGCGGCTCTACATGGGCGACGACACCGAGCTTGCGCCGGTAGAGGTGGGCCTGCAAGTGGACATCAAGGGCAAGGACGACTCGACCGGCGTGGAGACCTGGCTGCGACTGACGGTGTTCCGCTGCACCATGTCGCCCTGGACGCCCCCCGATCTGGGCAACCGCGCCAAGTGGGGCGGCTTCCAGTTCCAGTGGAAGGCGATCAAGACGACCAGAGACCTAATTGCCGTGGCGCTGCCGAGCGTGCCGACCAACGGCGCGAGCTACGCGATCTCGATTCTGGACTAGCGCCGCAACTTGACCAATAACGCCAGTAGGGGCCTTAGTGTGTAAGCATGTAAGCAAGTTTTTCCTGTAGGTAGCAGTTTTATAAAAGGCATTTTTTACTTTTTTTGTAAGCAGATTTTTTGCTTACAAGCCCTTACAGGCGCATACATGCCAAAAAGATGGGGAAGTCTCTGCTTACATGCTTACATGCTTACAGACTAAGGCCCCTACTGACAATTATTGTAAAGCTAACTGTGTATATACTGTTATGTAAAGCTAACTGAGGAGAATACGCTAACATGACCACGAGGAAAAGAGCCGCCGCCGGAGAGTACTCCGCGAGCGAGGGGAAGCCGCTGATCGAGGTGCTCGCTGGGGAGGGTGGTGCCGACGGCGCGCTCGTTGAGCTGGCTACGCCCGTATACCCTACCCCCGTTGCCCTCTGGAAGCAGCGCGCAGTCGCCACCGTGACCCTGCCGTCTGGCAACGTGGCGCGGCTGCAAGAGGTCAACCTGTCCGTCTGCCTCTTTACGGGCAAGGTGCCCTCGCACCTCCTGTCCCTGGTCAAGGACTTTATCATGGACGGCCAGGGCGCACTGGGCAAGCTCAAGAGCCTGGAGGACGTCAAGAGCGCCGTCGCCATGATGAACTTTATGGTCGAGGCCGCGATGGTCGAGCCGCGTGTCTGGCCCGCTGAGAGCACCGATCCCGCGCCCGACGACTGGCTGACCCACAACGACATTGCGGAAAAGGATCGCCAGTTTATCGCGGCCTACTCGCAGAGGCCGCAGGAAGCGCTCGCCACCTTTCGTCAATAGCGAGGAGGCGCTGCACCTGGACTTGATCGCTCAACGGTACGGGGCGCGTCCGTCTAGCATCATGGGCGTCGCTGACCCCTACCTGGCCTATGTGTTCGACGAGGCTATCGCTATCCGTATGACGCTGCGCGAGCAGCGGGCTGCCAATGAGGACTTACCCCAGTACCCTGGGGCGGCAAACCCAACCGCCGCGCCTGGACGTGCGTCACCCATGATTAGCGGTTCAGGCCGTATCACGGGCACGCTGTCCGGCAGAATTGGAGAAGCCTTGTGAGTGAGTCTGAAGGCGTAATGTCGGGCGGCGTGTTCGCCCTGTTCAAGTGGGTCATCGAGGGCCGCAAGGAGGTTGAGGAGAGCATTGACGGCGTCGGCAAAAAGGCCGACGAGTCGGGTAAAAAGGCCAGCGGCGCGTTCGCTGGCCTTGAGTCTGTCTGGGGCAAAATCAAGAGCGGCGCGGCCTCGGCGGTCATGGCCCTGAGCACCATCGGCCTGGCCGCCAGCGGTCTGCAAGCCGTCACCGGCGCGTTTACCAGCATGGCCGTCGGTGTGACCAGCGCCAATGCCGAGTTCGAGCGTTACCAGACGCAGATGTCCGTGCTGCTTGGCTCTACCGACGCGGCAAAGGCGCGGCTCAATGAGCTGACCGAGTTCGCGCAAAAGACGCCCTTCGAGCTACCCGGTATCATCCAGGCCGAAAAGATCATGATGACCTTCGGCCTCACCGCGAACGACACCAAGGAGCGCCTGGGCAAAAGCGCCAACGAGATTCGCACGATCCTGGGCGACGTGGCTGCCGGCGCGGGCGCTGACTTTCAGACCGTCGCCACCTACATGGGCCGCTTCGCCTCTGGCTCCACGGGCGAGACCATCCAGCGATTCACCGAGCTGGGCATCGTCACCCGCGACACACTCAAGGGCATGGGCATCGCGTTCGACAACGCGGGCAAGATGACCTCCCCGGTCACGGAGGCAACCACCAAGCTGCTGTCGCACTTGGAGGAAAAGTATGGCGGCATGATGACCGCCCAGTCGCAGACCTTTGAGGGGATGCAGTCCAACCTGCAGGACTGGTGGTGGAACCAGAAGCGCCTGCTCGCCGAGCCGATCTTTGACGCGGCCAAGGCGGGCCTCTCGTCGCTACTGGATACGCTCAACGGGCCGGAGGTGCAACAGGCCAGCATCGCCTTCTCTGGCACGCTGTCCCTTATCACCGAGGGCCTGATGGGGCTGGTGGGCAAGGGCGCGCAGCACGTCGGCGACTTCAAGGACAATTTCATCGGCGGCCTTCAAGACACCGCGATGGAGGCGCTGGGCTGGGGCTTCAACATCGTGGCCCAACTCGCCGAGGGTATCATGGGCGGCCTGGGCGACGCGCTCGCCGTGGCCATGAACGCGGTGGGCGATATGCTCTCCTTCTTCCTGGCCCCTGGCTCCCCGCCCCGCGTGGCCCCAGAGATTGACCAGTGGGGCGTCAAGGCGATGGGCGAGTTCCTGCGTGGCATGACCGAGGCCGACTTTTCGGTGCTGGAATCCATGCAAGGCCCCCTGCGTTCCGTGCTCGATCTGGTCTCCAAGGATGCGGCAGAGTCCAGCGGCGAGTACCAGCGCCTCAACGAGCTGATGATGAAGGGCCTCACGGACGGCGGCTTTACCCCCGAAGCCCTGGAAGCCATGCGCGCCGCCGCCGGGGACTATGGCGACCAACTCGTCATACTGGCCGAGGCGCAGGCCCGGCTCAAGGCCCCGATGGACGAGCTGGCAAACGCCCAGAACGCGCTCACTAAAGCGCAAGAGGGCGCTGCTGCGGCCCGCGACACCTACGACGACGAGAACGACAAGCTGGCCGCGCTCAAGGAGGCGCGGAGCGGCCTCAAAAAGTGGGACCCGAAGGCGATCAAGCTCGACGCCGAGATCAAGGCCCAGGAGGAGGTCGTCAAGGCCGCCAAGGGCAAGCTGGACGTGGAGCAAAAGGTCGTCAGCGAGGCCCAGAAGGTCGTCACCGCGGCCCAGGTCAAGGTGCGGGAGGTGCAAAAGGAGGTCGCGCTCCAGAACAAGATTCTCCAGCAGATGATGGCCCAGGGCCAGGCCGCCAAGCGCCAGCAGCAGGCGCTGGAGCAGATGAACAAGGCCGCCGCCGCGATGGGCAAGACCCTGAGCGGCGTGGGCAAGAAGCTCAAAAAAGACCTGACCGAGGGGCTGGCCCCGCTCGCCAAGTTCGACATCAAGGGCGGGCTGGGCGGCAAGCTCGACGACGTGCTGGGCGGCGCGGTCAAAAACTTCAAGGATAACCTTCGCAAGACCCTGCTCGGCGAGGAGGGCTTCGACGACTTTGGTGCCTCCACGGGCGTCTACGGCGGCTTGGTGCAGCCCCTGCGCGACTCGTTCGCCGAGGTCGAGGAGAGCTGGGGGCGGGTCAAGGCTGCCTGGGACGAACTCAAGTCCAACGCGGGCGCGGCGTGGGATCAGATCGTGCCCGTCAGCGTGCGCGACCGCCTCGGCGAGATGGCTACCAACGCGGGCTTGCTCAATGGCGAGTTCGGCGGCGCGTTCACCGAGAACCTGGCCCTGGTGGGCGGCGCGTTCGGCCTCGTGGCCCTGGCCGTGTGGGGCGCAACGGCGGCGTTCGGTGCGCTCAGCGTGGCCGTGATGACCAACCCCATCGTCGCTATCCTGGCGGGCATCATCGTCACGGTGGCGCTGCTCAAGACGGCCTGGCAGACTGACTTTGGCGGCATTCGCACCTCCCTGACCGCGTTCTGGGAGGGCACCGCCCAGCCCATTTTCGAGGAGCTGTGGCGCTGGATCGTCGAGACGCTCATCCCCACGCTCCAGACCTGGGTCGAGAAAAACGTCGAGGGCTTCAACCTCATCGTCGAGACCGTGACCGCGTTCTGGGACGACGAGGTCAAGCCGCGCTTTGAGGCCCTGCACAAGTGGCTCATCAAGCTCAAGGAGTACCTGGAGCGCGAGTTCAAGAAGGCGTGGGAGACGGCGCACACCGCCATGACCACCGTCGCCACCTGGATCAGCGGCACGCTAAACAAGACCATCTCCGACATCAAGGACAAGATCAACCTGTTCAAGGACGCGGTCGAGTTCTTGCGCGCCAAGTTCGCCGAGTTCATGGTGTCCGACTTTGTGGTGGGCATTCAGACCTGGATAGCCGAGATGTCCACGGCCTTTGAGACGTTCGCGGGCTATGTCTGGGGCGTCTACAACGCCATCGCCATGCTGATTGCCAAGTGGAAGGAGTGGGTGGGCACCGGCGGCAAGGATACCAGCATCGAGCAGACGGCGGGCGGCGTCAGGCCCCTCGGCGTCGGCCAACTACCGACCCTCAACGCGGCGCTGGCGAACGCGGCGGCCACGGCTGCCCTGGGCGGCGGCTCCGCTGTACCCAGCGGCCAGAGCCTGACCTTGCAGGTCAACTTTGGCGATGTGACCGTGAACGGCTCCGACGAGCTGGCCGACGACTTTATGGCAAAGACGACGCAGGCCCTCACCGACCGCCTGGGCCGCCTCGTCCAGCCCTTGCGCGACCAATACAAACTGGCCTCGGCTAGAGGGGTGTACGCATGAGCGAGCTACTGAGCATCATTGACGCGGACGGCACCGAGACCGCCGTCACCGTCGCCAACAACCTGCGCTGGCAGTTCCCGATCAAGGGGGCCTGGGAGCGCAAGGACTCGATCAAGTTCCAGTCCTTGCTGCACCCTCGCTGGCAGATGATTCTGGGGCCGGTCGAAAAACTCGCCACCCTCACCCTCACCCTCGGCATCCTGGGGCAGGGGCGCTCCCAACTGGAGGAGCGCCTCGACGCCCTTTTGTGGATGACCGACCCTGAGCGGGGCGCGAGCGCAGGCTCCTTCTGGCTCAAACGCACCAACTCCAGGGGGCAGGTGCGGCGCGCCGTGGTCATCCGCGACGCCTACAGCGTGGACGGCAGCACACTGCAACAGGCCGGCCCGACGCTGCTCCCCGTGACGCTGACCCTCGTCATGCCCTGGGGGACGTGGTACGACCCCACCGCGACCACGGTTGTCGGGGCCTTCGACGGCGCGACGCCCGTGGTGCTGGCGATTCCTGGCGGGCGCGTGGCGGCCCACGGCACCGTGACTGTGGCGGGCGTGGTGGCGGCCCCCAAGCTGACCGCCACGGGCGGCGACTTTATCTCATTCCCCGGCTCCCTCGCGGCGGGCGACGTGCTGACCATAGACTTTAGGCCGGACAGCGCGGCCTACGGGGCCTGGGTGGTGCGGGCTGACACGTCGGTGGAGGACTGGACGCACTACCGCGACGAGCTATCGCGCTGGTTCGCGTTCCCGCCCGGCCCCGACACCAAGCTGACCCTGACCGCCACGTCCGGCGCGGGCGCGGTGACGGTGGTCTACAACAAGCACTATAAGACGGAGGTATAGGTGACGCGCTACCAAACCCTCCTGACGATTCCCCGAACCGTCGAGTTCAACAAGGACTGCGAGCTTTGGCTCTACGCGGGCGACGACCGGCACCTGCTCTGGGACGCGACCAGCGTCAAAGTCGAGATCGAGATCTTCGGCAACCGCAACGGCACGCTGACCTTCTCGCTTCAGTACGGCTCGCACAACTGGGACTATTTGACCCAGGAGGGCGCAAAATACATCGAGTTCCGGCGCTGCGGCGTGCAGGAGGCCTGTTACCGTGTCCTGAGCCACAACCGCAGCCGCTCCGATAACCGGCGCGACGGCGAGGCCCAAGTCATGTGCGGGCCGATGATCTGCGACCTGGACGCCATCGTCATTCTGCCCGATCTGGCCCACGAGGAGGTCAACTGGCACTATTACGGCACGCCCGACGATATTCTCAAGCAGCTCATCCGCGAGCAGGTGGTGCCTGGGCTGGCGTTGCCCATGCCCAACGGCACGGAGCGCGGGCTGGCACGCTGGACAGTGGCCGCCAACAAGACCGAGCACCCGGCCTGGGATACGACCCTGTTTGCCCGCGGCGAATACGTCGCGGAGAAGCTCATGGAGTGGGCCTGCGCCCACGACTTTGTGGACTTTGACGCCTACATTGACTGGCACGGCGGCGAGGGCCTGTGGAGCATCGTCTTTGAGACCTGGTATCCCCGGCGCGGCGTGGACGCCAGCCGCATCAACGCCGACGGCAACCCGTGGGTGTTCCTGAACGACGCGGGCTACAACCTGCATACCCTGGCCTACCACGAGGACGAGACCACCGAGCGCAACGCCATCTATGACTCCGCCATGACCAAGGTGGAAAAGGACGACACCCGCATCGCCACCCACGGCCTGCGGGAGATGATCTCGGAGGGGCGGGGGCAGGCGCGTGACGTGCGAATGAAGGCCGATCTGGCCGAGAATGTGGCGGCCAGGGGCTTCAACTGGCGCGTGTGGCAGAACCCCCACTTTCGGTACGGCCAGCACGCCCGGGTGGGCGACAAGATCAGCGTCAACAGTGCGCTCCATGCCCTACCCACCGAACACAAGCCGATCAAGCGCGTGACCCTCGAATACCCCGACCGCTTTGAGCAAATCACGCTGCTCCTGGGCGACCCTGAGCCGGACGTGCAGAAAAAGAGCGGCGGCGAGCCGCAGCCAGAGATCGGCGAGTTCAGCACCACGGTACTGCCCATCGCGGCGGAGAATATCGTGGGCGACAGCTACGAGTACAACCACTCCAACCATCGGCACCGCGGCGCGATCAATACCTTGGGCTGGGTGGGCGAGGGGCTGGCGTTTCTGGACATCGGCCCTGACGACCTGGGCGCGTGGAAGTTCACTGCCGGCACCGGAATGCGGATGATCTGGGGCGCGGGCAACGAGGTCACGTTCCACACCGACTGGGAGCGGGGCGGCGGCGCGCTGTACCCGTGGCAGGGCGGCGACGACGTGTGCCTGCGCAACACCAGCAAAGTGAACACGATCTGGCTGGAGGGGCAGAGCGGCATGTCGCACTTTGCCGACGACATGTTCCTGGGCGGCGCGGCGGGCGTGGCCGACTCGCGCCTGCACATCAAGGACAGCGGCGAGGGTCGTTACGGGGCGCGCATCACGTTCCAGACCGGCGGCTACAAGGGCCAGATGGGACTCTCCGACGATGGCGAGCTCTTTATGCACACCCATCAGGCCCAGGGCATCTCGCTCATCGTGCAGGGCACGCAAAAGTTCTACCTGTTCGACGACGGCGCGCAGGCGGCCTTTGAGAACGGCGGCCTCGTCGCGGGCTATGAGGGCATGTCCTCCACGGGCGGCGTGGCGAACGATCCAGGGTGGAGCCTGAACAACACCTCCGGCGACCTGTACCTGGACGAGGACGCCACCACCACCATCGGCGGCTACTGCTACACATGGCCCAAGTCGGGCGGCGCGGCCAACAAGGTGCTGGGCATCAGCAGCATCGCGGGCGCGGCGGTGGCGCTGGGGTGGATTGATCTGGCCTCTATGCTGCAAGGCAGCGCGCAGTACCAAATCCTCGTCACCGGCCCGACGCCGTTCGCGGCAGCGTGGTCGGCCATCAGCAACCTCGCGGGCGCCGGACTCGCGGCGGCGAGCGGCGTGCTGGCTGTGGGCGCGGGCAACGGGCTCACGGTCAATGCCGACGACGTGGCTCTGACCACGCCAGGCACACTGACGGCGACGACCACCAACAGCGCGTCAGGCAGCCACACCCACGCGGTGACGGCCTCGACCACAGGCGTCGGAAATGCAGGGGCGCTGGCAAAGTTCAACGCTCAGGGCAACCTAGTCGTGACGAGCAATCTCTACGTGATGAACGCGAATAGCTACCTCTACGCCGTTTCAGGGCAGATGGGTCTTGTTACCGATCAGACCTATCTCGTCCTCAGCGGGCCGGGCGGGGCGCTGATCTGGGGCAACAACTATTTCTACAAGTCCGGCGGCGGCGGCAACCTGGGCGATACCTCCACCTCGCGCTGGGGCGAGGTCAACGCCACCACGGGCAACTTCTCCGGCACCGTGATCGGGGCGGCCTTCCAGGTTCGCGCCGACTGCTATCTCGGCTCCCACGCGGCCAACTACCTGAACCTGTACGCGGGCCAGTATGTGTCTTTCGCGCCGGGCGGCTCTTTCCTTGCCTTCGTGGGCGACAACGCCTTCTTCCCCGCGTCGAGCGTGAGCCTGGACTTGGGCAAGACCGACCGCCGCCTGCGCGATATGTACCTGAACGGCACAATCAAGTGGTCTACGGACTCGGCGGCGATCCTCTACCGCTCGACGACCAGCACGATCAAGACCGACGGCTACTTGGTGGCGGCGTTGGGACTCACGAGTCTCGGCGATGTGCTATTCTATGGTGACGGCGCGAGCAATCGCAGCCTAGCCAGCCATCGGCACGGAACAAAGACGGGTGGCTGGACGGGCTTTCCGACCTGGAGCACGCGCTACGACAGCAACCCCGTTCGCGTGTGGGGCGCATCCACCATCATTGAGGTCTATGTGCGTCCGGTGGGCGGCGGAACAGCCTACTGGACGCAGTGCGGCATCGGTTCGGCGGAGCACCAGCACACGCTTGTCACCCCATACGGCACCCCTGGGCCGTGAGATTATCCATAGAGGAGGCTACGATGAAGGTTCGCAAGATTGACCTGAGCGAGTACATCTGGGAGGACGAGGACGAAAAGACCAAGATCAAGCCCGCGGTGCTGCTCAAGCGGTTCCTGCTGGCCCCGGCCCGCAGCCTGAACGGCGAGGAGCTGCTCAAGGCCGACGACGTGGCCATGCAGATCAGCCCCCGCGCCACCGAGGTGCTGCTGGAAAAGGCCGACTGGGAAGAGTGCTGCGCGGCGCTCAACGATCTCAAGGGCCTGGGCGGCGGCTACTCGGTGCTGGTGCGGCGCGTGCTCAAGGCGCCAGAGGTGGAAGTGGCGGAGGTCGCGGCCAATGCCCCTGAGTAGACAACAGGAGCAGGGCCTCGACGACAAGGTCATGCACTTGGCGCGGCAGTTCGACGGCGTGCTCGTCGCGCTGGACGAGATCAAGGCCAGCCACGACGAGCTGGGCGCGGACGTCGCCACGTTCCTGGCTGTCTACCTTACCCCGACCCAGTGGCAGACGGCCAGGAACGCCGTCGCCACGCTCAGGAACCAACTCCTCGGCAAGATCGCCACCGCTCGTGGGGATGATCTGGACGCGCTGCGACCGCCGCCGCCGGATACTGGAGAGGGGCGCGATGGGGGGCTGTAGATACCTCGTCGTCGTGTTGACGCTGCTCGCCGTCGTGCTCCTGGTCTCGTGCAACATTGAGGCGGGGGACGCGACGGTCTACCTGCACGGCCTCACCGATCCGCTCACGTCGGGCGTCGTTGTGACCGTCAGTAGCGCGGGCGGCTCGGCATCCAGCCCCACCAACGCATCGGGCGCGTGGGGCGTGACGGTCAAGACGGCGGCTGGCCGGCTCTATACCCTCGTGGCCAGTGCGCCCGACGGCTACCGCGTGACCCGTATCATGCACCCCAGCCTGGGCAGCACGGCGGGCAACGTGCTCCAGTTCACGCTCGACGGTGCAGACCTGGCCCCCGACGTGATTGTGAGCCTCGCGCCCGCCATGCAGACCCCGACCCATGCCCCGACCTTGCCCATGCCGCCAGCGACGCCGCCGCTGGGTACAGCGGAGCCGTCGATTCCCACGCCCGACGAGCCGCCGGACGCGGCGACCACGCCGAGGCCCACCCTGATTGTGGGGCCACCCCCGACCCTGGGGCCACGCCCGACGCCGACCCTGATCTGCGAAAAAGGCACGCTGAAACTGGACTATCAGACGTACCTGAACATCCGGCAGCAAGCCTTCCGCGAGGTGTTCCGGCTGGAAGAGTTCCCCGACCCGTTCAACGACGAGACGCTGCACCTGGGCCTCGCCATGTTCAACTCGGCCCCCCTGTCGCGCCCCTTTGTGGTGACGGGCGCGGACGGCGTCGTCTACAACTGCCGCGCCTTTGCCAGCGAGATCATCGCCGTGGCCGACGTTGACCGTGTCAATAGCCGCCCGATGTTTACCACCCATGATCGGGTTGGTGTTTACCACTGGTGCGAGTGCGGCGGGCTTTCAGAAACGACTTGGGGCGGGTTTGCGGGCTAGCTCTGGGGCAGGCCATCGAC